GGTTTATAACCATCCTTTTTACTAAGATCAAGAAATAGCTTTTCAACATCAGACCAGCTATCAAACTTCATCTTTCGATGAGTCTTGTTATCAAATATCGATTTGAATATTGTTAGGCTATACTCCATATCTTATTGGTCACTATCTGGTTCTGAGAAAAAGCTAGAAAAGGGATCTTCTGGTTTCTTGTAAACAATTCGCTTAGTCTTCTTGGTTAGATGTTTGATACCCAAAAGTTTACCAAACTCAACCATCTTCTCAGCATCTTCAAATCTAACGTTAATTCTTTTTTTAATTTTCATCATTCATCCATCTCCAATTGTGATCGTGCTCATATGCAAATTCTGGATACCAAAAGCACGTTGATGCTTCTTTAACAGATAACCCAGTTGCTTCAACAAAATGTTTTATATCATCTTCACTCTCAAATACAATCTCTAATTTAGCATGGCAATACTCATTGTGTTTATATTCAGGCATACCCCACCAGCCATGCATTACATCTTCTACACCATCAGCTCTAAGAAAGATGTTATTATCAACAGTGTTTACGTTTCTTACTTGCTTCTTACTCATTTCTTCTTCCAGTATGATTCTTCTTTTTTCTTTTCTTCTTCAGTTGGTTCTCTGAAAACCATTCCATATTCATTGTTTTCGTATACAGGAACGATTCCTTCTTTGTATATAGGCTTTTGCTTGAAAGAAGTGTAATCAACAAGGTGGTGTGTTCTTTGAAATCTCTTAGTTATTTCTACAACATCTGGGTGTTGGTCTTTCAGTGACTTGGCAAATGTATATCGATCATCGTATTCTTGATCAGCACCAGCATTGTATATGTCTTCAGTGTTACCGCCTTTCATTGTCATCGTTGTGATTTTTCCACATAGGAATGTATTGAATAACATCGTACACCAACCCTGCTTGAGAACTCTTAAAGATAAGTCAGTATCTTCATTATACTTACCTCTCCATCGAACATCAAGATCATTGGAAATTAAAATGCAACTGTAGATTCTTGAGTTGAGATAATATGGAGTTTCCAGTAAGCTTATCTTAGTCGGTATAACAAACATACAGTAGTTCAATCCCGCCAACTTAACATTCTGATATCTGTCAGTGAAGTCTTCAGCAGCTCTAAAAATAGCACCAGTTGTTACTCTCCTCCTTCGATTATTATTAAATCTAAAAAAGTATCTGAGGTTGTCATCTAGCACCCAGTGTTTAGCGTGACCCTCACTCTTCGAATGCTCCCAAACCCAATTTCGAACTGGAATAGATCCACCGAGATAACCAGTAACTTCACATCTCTTTGCATATCGAGGATCTTCTCTGAATCCTTTAGGGAGTGTGAGTATCTTCTTAGGGTCAATAACCGCGGCGTAATCATCATACTCAGATTCTTCAATTACTATTCTGTATGGTGTATTCATAGCCTCTAGTGACCTTGAAGTAAATCTAGTATCAGCTCTACCTTTAGATATTATATAAATCGGGTATTTGTTAACTGTGTAATCCATGATGTATTTTCTGTTTTTTGAATTGTATATTAATTAAGAATGAATGTCAAATACTTTTTAAGAGAAAAAGTCATCTAGTGAGGCTCTTTCCTCTGCTGACCAGTTTATAGCATTAAGTATTAAACTTATCGGATCTAAGAAAGCTTTTTGGAATTGCATTTCATAATCGATGTAAGAGTTTAGTTCCAATTCATCGGGTAACTCCTCAAGAAAAGCTATTACGTTTTCTCCAGTAGGATTCTCCTTTTTGAGAAAAACGAATTTTATCTTATCTCCATTCTGGATTGATTTATACTTGTTCTCCAATCCAAGCATTTCAAGTCTCTTATTATAAACCAAACTAGCTCGACAGTGCATTGGAGTTCCCTTAACATATGTAGTTTGTGAATCGTAATACTTTGTAACACTCGTTACTCCCCGTGGTGAACCAACAGTGTGTGCTGGTAATGTCTTAAAGTGATCTTTGAATAAGCCAATTGCAGTTTGAGTTTTCTTCTCGTCTCCACTCAGTATTATTTTAAACATCTCTTTCATTGCAGATCTACATGCTTTGGGAGTTGAACTTTTAATAGCTTCAATACCCATCATTTTAATTTGAGGTTCATTATATTGAACTCCTTCGTTATTGTGGACATTCAAAATGTATCTTTTCTTAGCAGTCCATATTGCTCTATCTGCGATAGCTTCCCTAGACATTACCATAGTATTCTTATATGCACATGTCAAATCAGCTAGTTTTTCATAAATACTTTCCAACATGGGTTCTAGAGCCTTGCTACCAAATTCATCGAGAAATGAAATTGGATTTTTCGGGTTGAACTTGTCAATAACATCTTTAACATGCAAATAAACTGAGTCAGTATCGATAGCAATAACTCTGTCCTTAACCTTGTCTTCTTTAAGGAAATCTTTTGACAGCCATTCGTTAACATGCTTTTCAGCCCATCTAATAATAAGTTGACCAGTGAGTGTTATTCCTTCAGCGATGTTTATGTCAAAGTATCTAAAATATTGATTACCTAAAGCACCATAAAGTGAGTTCATGAGAATCTTTACCGCCATCTGTTCAGTGTCCAAAAGTGATACTTCTTTCTCAAGTGACTCCAAATCACTGTAGTTGTCTTTGTTCTTTTCTGCTTTAAGCAATTCGATTTCACTCTTTTTACTGAGCATACTTCCTTTTATTTTCTTTCGATTGTTATACAGTTCCTCAATAATCTCTGGAAGAAATCCCTTCTTGTTTTTGGTAAATACAGCACCATTAGCTGCAACTGCCAAATTCTCATCTTCTGTCAGTTTACATTGATCGTTTAATACTCTATCTGGGTTAATTCCAGGTATGGCAGAATGTCTCATCAGAGTTTCGGGACTCATGTTATATTGAATAATGATATTTGGATAGAGACTATTCAAGTCAAAACTCATTACCCAATCATACATTCCAGGTCTAACTTCTTTAACGAAACCACCTGGATAAGATTGCTTCTCACTCCTCTTTGATGGTGGAACTGCTATCTTCTTCTTTGCTAGTTTTCTGAAAATGATACTATCCCAAATCGATACAGTTCCAAGAGTATCGACATAGTTAACACCACCGAGGTATGCTAGTGTGAATACCAACTCAATAAGTCCAAGTTTTTGCTCAAACCTTTCAATAAGTTCAACATCAACTATGTTATAATCAACAAACCTTTGGAAATCTTTCTCGTATAATTCTTTCAGACCACCAACATCTGAGTAGTCAATTTTATTTTGACCTAGAACAACTTCACCTATATTGTCTAACTTGTATGATTCTTGTTGTCCATACGTGTTAAGTGTAAATTTCTTAAATAAGTCCAAGTAATCAAGTGATTGAATTCCAGATAAGGTATAACTAATTTGCTCTCTTCCAAACATCATAACTTTTCTAGATGATATATCCTTCCAAGGGCTAAGATTTCTAACTTGGGTTTCACCCAGAACACGGGTTATCCTATTGACGATATAGGGAATATCGAAGAAAGTTGTATTCCAACCAGTCACTACATCGGGTGTATTCTCTGGATCACTCCACCAATCCACAAAATTTTCGAGCATTTCTGACTCAGATTCGAATTGTCGATACTCCTTTTTGATATGAGGAACACTACTTGCAGAAGAGTCGTATTCTTTTAAACCCCAAATAATGTAAGTGTCACATCTGGAACTTTTAATAGCTATTGTTAGAATTTGCTCAGAAGCAACTTCTGGGTCAGAGAACCCCGCAGTCTCAGAAATTTCAGTTTCAATATCGATATAGAGAATGTCTATCATTCTCTTGTCATAATCCACTTTATCGGGGAACTGACTCTGAATGAATGCTGGTATATGCCTTTCGTTTCCGTATACGTGAAAAGATGGAATGTCTTCGTATTGCTTGATGAACTTGGTGCATTCACTCATAGAGTCGAATCGAATGCTCTCAAGAGGTTTTCCACTAAGTGACTTCCACTCAGCATCTTGATCTTTACTCTCTAAGAATAATTCAGGACGATATCTATACGAATTGTATATCTTTTTACCATCATGATCGTAACCCCTATATTTTAGGTTATTCTTATGTCTGTCTACACTAGTATAAAATCCACTTATCATTAAGAGTAATTATAAACCATGTTACATGATTTGTAAATACAAAAGTTGATATTTCTAATCTTCGACCCAAACAGCAGATACGGAAACTCTCACAAGTTTTTCAGTTGATCTTGCTACAAACGATAATGAACTGTTGGGTGGGATTGCTATTCTAAGGTTACTCACATCTACAGAGGAACTTCCACCACCTGGAACTTCAAATATGTAAATAGGAACGTTGTTTGCAGCTGCTATTGTAACATCTTGTGGATCTGAAGAAAAATAAGTGCTTGACTTCTCCTCGTTTATAGCCTCATAACTCAAATTAACTAAACCTTCAAAATTAGCATAAACGAATACTGAAACAGGTGTTCCACTCGGGTTAGTTAAGAATGACCCGTTGATTCTTTTTAGTAGAAGTTCTCTAGTGTTTACTTTGTTTTTATAAACCAATCTATTGTGGATCGTCAAAACGTGATGATCATCATCAGCTGTTAAGTTAGGGACGGGATCAAGACCAACTCCAATTGAAGAAGGATATTTGGTATTTAGAATTAAACCTTCAATTGCACCCATCATTGATGCACCTGATACTGAAACTTCTGACCCAGAACCGCCAATAGAAGCTGCTACATATCCAACTTTTAGTGAGGGGTTGTCAAGATGAACATCATCATTTTTATTAGCATATCTGATTTTATGGAAGATAATCATATCTCCATTGGTGGGGTTCTCTATTGCGAATCTGAGTTCACCTGCACCTAACCATCTGAAGTTTATCTGATAAACATTAAGTTTAGTTGGATCAATTACTGAACCACTCGTTCCAGTTCCATCTAATTTATCTTCATTGAAATCTTCTTGGTAAGTCCAACTTTCTATATGATCTGCACCTTCTTGAGCAAGAGAAAGAGTTGAAGTTATTCCAGTAGAGCCAGTGTCTACGAATGAAAAAGAACCACTTTTAGATCCAACTGATTTTGAAAGGAAACAAACTTTATTACTAGAATACTCTGTGACCCAAGGGGAAGATAAAAACTGTTCATTTATTTTTGCACAAATTGCTCCAATAGTATCACCACTTAAGACGGATACTACGTAGTCAGTGTCATCTAAGGTTAGTGTAATGTCTCCAGAAGAAGTTGCTTCAGTATCTATTTGGAAAGAATGAATGTGAGCTTTACCTCCGTTCTGAAGTAATACTCCAAACTTATCACCATCATAACCAACTTGAAGTGCTTGCTCTTGGGTAAAGAATCCCGCTCTTTGAGTATACCCAGGTATACCAGATGTAAATTGAGAAGTGAATCTTGTCATTGCACCTTGACCTGGGCGATATCTTACTGCTCTCTTTGATCTTATGACTCCGTATCCACCAAGTGAAGTTCCACTCTTACACTCCATTAAAGTTCCTGTGCTGTGCACTAATCCACCGTTCTCTGAGTAAGTTTCGAATGATGGATTATCTATTCCATATAAACCATCAAGTTGAAATACTGGTGTTATTTGAACACTGACATTTTCACCAAAAGCACTAACACTAGCTGCAGCTTGAGTTTTTACGGGGTTTCCATATTCATCAACCTGCATACTAGCTTCAAACAATGTATCATTGTTGAAAATCCATTCTTGATCTTCTGTATTCCACTGAGCCATAGATATATTTATCTAAAATGTTTGTTCCAGATAATCATCTGGAAATTGCAGTATATGAGCATCTATAGCTTCAGCTTCAGTTTCAAATTCTTGGACACTAGTTTCTGAGTTGTAGGATAAAATATTACCTTCGTTCAAAATAAACAAGCCTCTGTTGACTATGAAATATCCTTCTGTTTTTGTAATTATCATTTTATTAGTTGTTAAGCTGGGCCTCCATCTGAGATAGCCCAATTTTTAACGTTGAGTAAATAATCTCTTGCGACTGATGCGGGGCTATTCGGAGTGTATCTACTACTACCAAAATGCACACCCAATCCCGAATTAACGTTCTGATTAGAAATGCTTATAAGGAGTTTATCATAACTGCTAGTTGGGAGCTGTGAGTTCTTCATAAAATTACCCATGTTTGTTGCACTTTCAAAGTTGAGATTTTCCAATCCAATTAAATCTCTAGCTCCTCTATTGGCGAACATTCCTGGCATCCAAGCTACACTTGATGTATCTAAATTTGATACGTCAATATCAGCTGAATTAACTCCGTTGAACATTCCCGCCATCCTAATCGCACTAGAAGTGTCCATAGTTGAGATATCAATGCTTGTCATATTGTTGCATTTAATAAACATATAATCGAACGAAGTAATATTGGATGTATCTGTATTACCAGATACAAAGGATTCCAACGACCTACCTGCGAATGCAAACTCTAAGCTTTCATATCCAACTTTTCCAAGGTTAGATACACTTGGTATCGCATCCCAAATTGGAGGTGAAGAAGGAGGGGGCCACGCACCAGGTGATGGGAACACTCCACTTATGTTGACTTCATATAAATTTGTAGCTGGAAAAGTGTGTGTTAAATTGGGATCGTTATACGATGTTACAGATTGTGGTGGTGTTCCATCACCCCAATCGATTGTTGCATCATAAGTTCCAACGTTTCTTGCATAGTAAGCAAATGGTTGACCAGCTTCAGCATCTACAGTGAATGTCAGGTTTTCATTTACCTCTGGTGGTTGTGAGATGCCATACTGAACAACAGGTGAATAAACGACTTTACCCACTGGTGATTTTAAAGGAACTTTATCTAGACTATTTCTTCTGTTGTTTGACATGATTACACTCTCCTATAGTTTACTTATACTATGCGTTAGGGTTTATTCCTTCACCAACATCTGAAAATGGATCTAAAATATCGGAAAACTGTTGCTCCGTAATTTGAAGATATTGGATAATACCAGCTCTGTTGTCGATAACAATGGAGTTACTAGACTTGACCTCTTGTGTTAGATTCCAAGCATCGTAACTATCTTCGTCAAGAGTTTGAAGAACTTCTTTGAAGCTTACCCATTTTCCAATAAATTGAAGTCTCTTCATCAGTGTCAATTTAGAAATGCCATCTTCTTCTGTGCTTTCATTCGTAATTGTTTCTAAAGAGGATTCGATCCAATTAACTTCAGTATCAGTTAGATTAGTAACCCACTGATTACCACTAGCTGGTTCTTCTGTTGGCATAGGTAATAATGGTATATACTTGTAACCTGATGGACTAGACCAAGTTGAAGGATCACCAACTTCTCTCGTTAAAGGATACCCTTTAATATTATCTATTACGATCTCTAGTGGATCAATTTGAATTAATACGTGTTTCATTTTTATAAGTTTTGATATTTACCTTCACTGCTGGCTAACCACTTAATCTCTTGAATATTCAGTGCTTTGTCAAATACGCAGGCGTCATCAATGATTCCACTAGCATTCGAGGTAGCATAACCATTATTCCAAGTTCCTATTTCTAAGTAATTGCTTGTTACATCTAGCGTGCTTGGAGCTGGTTGACTCGCAACTAACTCTCCGTTTATATAAAGTTTATGTTTTAAGTTTACAGGATCATAAACACCAGCTAAGTGATACCACGTTTGCGGTGTCAAGTATTGACTACTCGTTTCTGCAAAAGGTGATACTGCACCTGCACCGTTACCAGATACTATAAATCTAGCGCGACCTGAACCTTCAAGATATAGGAGACTTTTTCTTTGGTTTCCGTCACCAACCCAGTTTCCAACCAAACCATAACCAGAACCACTGGGGTCACTTGCATTTGGTTTGAACCAACATGCTAAAGTGTGTTCACCAGTAGGGAATGAGGCTGTGCCTTTAATGCTAGAGTTGCTTGATGTGAATACTGCACCATTACCACCATTCCTACTAGCACCATAAGATATACCCGTACTTGTCAAATTGTATCCACCAGAGTGTGAGTCTGTAGAGTCTTGCTCAAATTCATACCAAGATTTTAGATTTTCAATTGGGGGTTTTGGTAGAAGTTCAGCACTCTTCCTTCCTGCACCCGAATTATACAACCAGCTTATATTTGAGGTATTTAATGGTGTATTCCACATACCATTCCCAAACAGGCTTCCCGCGAATTTAGTTTCGTCAAAACTGAAACTCCAAGCTGCAACTCCGAGTGTAAGGTTTAGATTTGAATTTGGAAAAGTTGAATTGACAGGAGTTCCTGTTCCTTGAAGAACACCATCTACGTAAAATTTACTTTCATTTTCAGAAGAATCTTGTGTGAGAGTGAGCATATACCATCTATCAGCCTCAACTTGAATATCGTCAGCTGAAATGACGTTTGCAAATTCATTATCACCTCCATATAAACTCTCAGTCGGGCCGTCATTATTTGCACTAGAGTATATGATTTGAGCGAATTTAGGAGTTGCTGAAGACCCTCTCCAATTCATAACCCAGTTCCCCCATAAACCAGTTCTCAAAGAGTCAAATTTAGCCCATATATTGAAAGTGTATGCATCTGAGTAACCAAGTGAAGTTGGATTTGCACTCAAGTTCATGTATCCATTATGCCCCATACTAAGACAGTTACTTGATCCATCGGGCGACCCGTATTGTGTGACATAGCAATTAGATACTGTTGTGAAATCTAAGCTTCCTATTCCATCCTTTCCACTAGTGTTTACCAGATCGTGGTAAGCTACTGGAACTGGTAGTTCTACTTTATATTCAAATGTAGTAGAACTTGTATAGAGTGATGAAATTTCTGAAGGTGTTAGTGTCGTGTCATAAATGGTAACGTTCTGAAGACCACCTTCTAGTGTATCCAATTGACTTGTATGAGTGAAGTCTGCGAGGCTTAATGGTGAAGTTATGTCACTTGTAGCAAGACTGCCTATAGACTCACTGCCATTAGATTCAACACCATCAATGTAAAATTTAACGTTAGTTCCATCACCAGTGACTACTACGTGATGCCAATCATTATCCCATACAAATCCAGATGTATCGAAACTGTTATAACTAGCTGTACCACTACCATTAGTTACATATAATCTAAGTGCAGAAGGTGAACCGCTTGCAACTAAATTATCAAACATAAACCCGAAGCCAACTTGGGAGGTTAATATGTTTGTGCCTAAAATCCTCCACACATAATCACTACTTAAATTGCCGTCAAGTCTAACAAGAGATTCAATTGTGAATACTCCTGTCTTTGGTATAAATGAGAATTCTCCAGCCTGTCCGCAATTAACGACTCTTCCATTACCAGTTGGATTGAATGTTGGTGATATAGTGCCAGTAAGTGCACTATCGTAATCCCTAGAACCACTAGATGAGGCCCACTCTTGACCATCTACATTCGCATAGTCACCGTTGTTCGATGATATATCATCAATTGCAACTGAACCAGAATCTTCATCTAACTTCCATCTAGATACTGGTTGTAAAAATGTCTGCTCTGTGATGTAATCTGAAGTGGAAGCATCAAAGCCTCCATCTGAGATATTCCATCCTTTAGTATCTGTTAAGTTAGAGTAACTAGTTCTGGAAGATGAATCGTATAGACTTGAACCACCATCAAAAGTGACGTTAGTATTTGTATTGATGGAGTCTAACTTTTTGATAAAATCCGAATAAGACAGAGTAGTTGCAGCTACACCTGTAAACATCCCAGTTCCATCGTTCATGTTTGTGGGTGATAAGTCAGTTCCTATATTCACTAGGCTAGAGCAATCGAAAAATGTATTAGTAAAATCTGATAAATTACTTAAAATCAAACCTGCGGTTGATTGAATGAATTTACAACCAGAGAACATATCAGTTCCAGTTGTAACTGAATCCAAGGTCAAGTCTGTTGGCAGAGATTTTAGATTTTTACAACCATTAAATATGCTGTTAGCTGTTAATGCGTTACTGAGTGTTAATGATGATGGAAGTGACTCTACCATAGAACCAGAAAATAAATTTGAAACATCTGTTGACGACTCCAGGTCGAACCCATCTTTAATTGCTATTCTTTCATCACTGACTGGAATTGGATATGTTTTCCATTCTTTGACTGTTATACCCTCTTGTGCATGTGTTGATCTCCATGCACTATCATACTCAGCAAGATAGTCTGGGTGAACATAAATTGTGCATATTTGGTGGAATCTCATTGATTGAGAACCAGTGAATATGCTAGCTGGTGAGTTAACGTAATATCTACGTTCAACTGTATTTCCGTTTAATGCTGAAAATGCATTAGTGCCTATACTAGTTAGAGTTGTTGGTAAAATAATATCACCACCATACTGACCGCTTTGAAATGCACTGTTGCTAATAGTTTCTAACCCCTCACTGAAGTTCAGTGTTATACCAATCTGTGATGCTTGGAAGAAAGCGTCATTGCTGATATAGGTTACGTTACTTGGTATATTAATCTCATTACAATCATGTTGCCTAAATGCAGCTGAACCTATCGATGTTACATTTGACCCGAATGATATACCCCGAACATCAGCATCATACCTCGCCCAGTTACCTGGTATAGTACCTGATACTGATCTTACAGCACTACCTGAGCTATCGTAAACAGTTGTATCTGTTGTTTGTGGTGTAGTATCTACATTATTGATAGCACCACAACCCTTAAACATTGAATCTGTATTGGTGCATAATGGGAATGAACTATCACCCGCTACAAATATCAAGTTTGAACATCCCTCAAAAGAGTTACTACTGTCGGTGTTACTTTCACCATAAGAACCCCAGTTAGCTATAGCAACAAGTCTATCTTTATAATTTGAATTTGAAAAATTTAACTTTGGAAAATCACCAGAAACACTTATTATGTATTCACCAAATGAGGGGTATGTGTGACTTAAGTTAGGATCATTATACGATGTTATCGAGGATGATGTTCCATCACCCCACTCGATTGTTGCATCATAAGTTCCAACGTTTTCAGCTGGTAGAGTGAAGCTGTTTTGATTCGTGACATTAACAACTAATTCTAAACTTGTGAACTCTTCTTGTGGTCCTGCATCTGTTATAGTTCTAGTTAATTTTAACTTCTCCCTTGCCCATATTGCATCCTTTCTGAATTTACAAGAGCCGTTTCCAGGTGATCTGATTCCTACAATTTTAGTGAAGTTCAATGTTGCCCAGTAAATCAAAGCATCAGACCAGATATCATCATCTCTGAGAGTATCAGAGAGAAATCCTAAATTATCAGCGCGGAATATGTTCCAATTTCTATAGTCAATTTTTACATTGTAGCAACCGCTGAATGCATTACTCCAGTATCTAAGATTACCAGTACTCCAGTTGGCAGTTCCAAATTCTTCCAGCCTAGAACAACCTCTAGCCATTTGATCAATACGATTCGTACTTCCAAGTATCCAGTTGTCGGCACCCAATACTCTTTCTAGTTTTGAATCACTATTGAATGCAATATACAATGCACTACTTGAACTAAAATGACAATTAACACCTCTAGTATCAACCTCTACGAGTTGATAGTTTCTTCTAAAGCAATAGTAAAAGCTGGTTATCTTATCAACCATATCCTTGAGAGGAGGGATTGAGGTTATTCCATAAGCACTAATAAGGAATTTTTCAAAACTGCTACTAGCCACATTGGGTAAACCAGGAGTTCTGTATATGCTAGTTAATAGAGTACAATTTCCAAATGCATGAAACCAATTAGTCCATCCAACATCACCAAGATCCAAAACTTTTCTCAGGTTACCTCTAGTAGAACCATTTCTCAACATGTATATTCTAGGGAATTTACCAGTAATGGATACCGTGTAAGTTCCAGCAGTGGTGTAAACATGTTCAATGAAAGAAGGTGAACCACGAAACGTTTCCTTGTTTCCATCACCCCAATCGATTCTACAATCGTAAGTTCCAGCGACACCAATTTTTATGTTGAAGTTATCAGAGGTTGTTACCCATTCTGATATGAAAGGAAATTCCTTTCCTGGCTTTTTGCCTTGAGCTATATTTAATCCACTCATCTTAAGTTGTCACCCAAAGGAAGAAGTTAACACCATCGTGTGTATCCCAAGAGATTTTACCTATGGTATTTGGCAACATACCTGAAGTGTAAACAGTATCTCCATTCATTATAGTGTAATTCGAATCCAGTGTTAGCAGGTGACCACCAACTGAATCTTGCACAATTGATAATGTTCCATTTAAACCTGCAGTTGCATTCGTTATATTTTCCAGAAGACAATCTGAAGTTAAAGTAAGAATAGCATTAACTCCATTACTACAATCATAAGAAACTGTTGGGCCAGAAACTAGTGTTTGTGGAGAGAGATAATCATTAACTCTAGCTGTGAAACTAGAGATATCAACTTTCAAATCTAAAGCAGCTGTGTTAGCTGCAATTGAGTTCGTTACAGTGGAAGAGAAATTCTCATCATCACCAAGAGCTGCAGCTAGTTCATTGAGTGTGTTTAAAGCTTCGGGTGCAGAGTCAACTAAACTTTCGACACTACTTGCAACATTAGTTGAGATCTCAGAGTCGATTTCAGCTTTAGTATACGTATCTGATTTGTCAGCTTTTAAATCTAACTGTGCTTGTGATGCACTACTAACTGGCTTATCCAGGTCTGAAGTATTGTCAACATTACCCAAGTCAAGTGAGGTACATGCCTCAACTTTATCAATACTCTGCAAGAATATATCTATATCCTCTTTTATTATCACATGTTCTGGCATTTTATTCTTTCTAGGTTATTGATTTTTCGTTATAATAATTATTTATATTTATGATAATCTCACAGAAAGTGATTCATTATCACTATTGTAGTATGAAGGATATTCTGAGAAAACACTATCTAGAGTATCATAGTTATAATCACTGGTTACATCATTTGTCATTAAAGCAAAACCAAGTAAATTGATTTCTTTTACTGATCCATCATAAAACTTTGTTGTTCCAGATGTATAAGGATTCCATGTCACGAATCGTGTTCCATCTGTTTTTACCATCTCAAACAATGGCATACCCTTATTAATAAGCTGTTCATAAAGATAGAAATCTGGACTATCACTTTTTTCAATAGTAAGATCACCACCAGTTAAGCTAAGTTTGTATCCAATCAAAGAGCTTTCTGACTCTAGATTATCCATTTCTTCAAATGTAGTCTGATTGACGAGATCTCTATTTAACGTTTTTTGTCTTACATCATCACGATCATCACCAAATACTAAGTAGCACCTTACCCATATACCTCTTCTTGTGGATAGATTATATCTTCTTACACACGTAGAGACGAGGTAATTTCTAAAGTCGCCTTCACTAACATTTGGATCTAATGTTAAAGGTTGTGTGTATCCCATTCGTATGAAGTTTGGACTGCTACTATATGAATCGGGTAATCCACCATCTTGACCATAAACCCAACCCATTGAATGCCCATCACCATTTTCTTCAGAACTAAATACGAACCATCCACCAGTATCTTCTGTTTTTCTTATTGGTTCTGCCCAATGACCAGTTAAAGGATCGTAAGTCTGCTGATCACTCTGTGTATAAAATCCATGATCCATCGAAGTTCTTCTTACTCCACCCCACGGCATGTTGTGCCAATCATAGGTATCGGGACCGAAATTATAATGACCTAGAGTTACTTCAATTACTCCATCACCTAAATCTTTATACTTCGTTAAATTTAATAAATACGATTTGCGATCTAATTGATAAGAGCCTCCATCATTACTCGGTTGACTCCAGTTTATAGAATAAAAGCTTTTATCATTTTCATCTATTTGTGTAGCGAGTCTAGGGGTGTAATAAGGCTCATTTAATTCAGGGTTAGCTAGATAAACCCCCGAACTATGGTTATATGGTGTAGGAGTTGCTGTTTGGTCTACTGCTACTGTTTGCCATACTTCATCGACCCAAGGTGCAACATCACCTTGAGTTTTTTGCGGAGGTACAGTTTCACCTAATTCGTCAGTAATCAAAGAGTAAATCTGACCACCCTTTCCAACTCTCAACTCCCAATCTTGACTTGAAATAAGTGTATCAGCAACCAGATCTTCACTATATGCAGTACCCCATACTGAACCAGAAGAATCATATTCACCTCTTGTAATGCTTACTGGTGTTGAACTGTTACTAGATACTGTGCTAGAAGGGAATGAAGACTTAAAGTCAGTTAGACCCAATATGAGGTATTTGTAATCTTGGATAGTTTCTTCGTAAACAACGTAAGATGATTTAAGATCTGGTCTTTTATACATGGATGAACCATCAGGCCTCTTGTAGAAAAAGGTGATTTCACCTTCATCTATCACTGCTGGTTTCACTACATCTTTTACAGCCGAAGCAAAAGAAGTAGCGGAAATCGATGGTCTGCCGTTCACTTGTTATTAGTCCTTAATAGTCACATTAACAGCGGGTGCTGATGTAGCACCAGTGATAGTGTATCTAATTAAGCATCTTCCAAGTGCAATAGTGTGGATTTCATCCTCTGTTATTTCCAAAAGATCACCACTTGATTTCTTTAGAGTAATGAATGTAACACCACTATCGAATGAAGCTTCAACTGTTAATGTTCCACCACCAAAGTCACCATAAAAGGCAAAAGTTGATTCTGAAGAATTATATTTAAGAGGTTCTGAAGTAACATCTGGAGCTGGTCCGCTGATTATTTGAGTTGCCATATTTTTGTTTGTTTTTTAATTTGCTATGTTAAGGTATTTAGTATATAATAATACTTAAAAAATTTACTTTAAAAGATCTGTTACAGTTTTGCTCTTCTCCCAAAACTTACAAGACCAATAACGAGCTTTCCATTTTGGTCCTGGATCTGTATCGCATTTATGTCTAGCTCTGAAACTTTTCAATCTTGCGGGGTTGTCACGTTTTATATCAGTGTTGGGGTCTCCAAAACCTAACTTTATTATGTTGCCCTTTTCATTCTTAACATAAACATAAAACTTCTTCTTGTCGTCATCAGAACGAAATGGATCATTGAGTTTAACTTTGCGACCCTTATACTCAACCTCTTCGATCTTACTGGCATTTAAAACTTTTTGAGCAGCTTCTTCTAGGCTACCTTTTTTGAACTCCCTCGACATATCTTTTATTTATATGTAAAATAAGTTCATAAAAGATAAAGGGCTTCCCGTAAATGAGAAGCCCTTGCTTTGGTTATTATCCTTTGTTTATTTAAGAGTCGGAATCTTGAAGAATTGTAAAGGTTTTAGGCTTCATTTCTTCGGGAACTTCCAAGTTTAAATAGATTGAAAGAATCCCATCAGTTATTCTCACTTCACTAACTCTAATGTGTTCAGCAAGTGTGAAGGTTTTAACGAAACTGCGAGTTCCAATTCCTTTATGAAGGTATTCTTTATCTCCGTTTAAATCAACTCCATCTGATGAAACGATAAGCTGATCTTTATCTTGTTTTACTGATAAATCTTTATCACTAAATCCTGCAACTGCAAGAGAGATTTCAAATTCACTATCACTATGTTTAACTACATTGTGAGGTGGATAAGATGTTTTTTCATTTACTGAAAGTGATTCAAGTCTATCAATGATTGAATCGAACCCAACTGCGAATGCACGAGGCACCACACCATTTATTCTGTTTGTTATTGTCATTTTTTAACTCCTTTTAAGCAAGTTGTATGTAAATTGAGACCCCGTAGGCATCTCTTGAATATAAAAACTTATTATACTCAGATTTTATTTATAAGAAAAACAACTGGGTTTTTATCATATTTAATATGGCTTCTTAACGTTACCAATATTATACTTACTCTTCAGTTGCCATTCACTCTTCTCCCTAAAAGATATAATTTTAATTTGCTTTAGGTTTGAGCAATCTTTACATGACTCTTTGTCAACAATACTAAGTAAGTTCCAATCACTCAGCAGAGTTGCAATTGTGTTCCTCCTTTGGAGATCATCAAGTGTAAATGTAGATGGTTTTCCATCTAGCATAAAAAGTTCTTTAAAGTGAAGTATAAAGTATTTACCTTGCTTGTGCAGTATGTGGCAACTCTGATACAGAACATTCGTATCTCTATTTGAAGAAACACCAATCCTTGTTAAAGTTTCTTTTACTTTGAGAAAGTCGTCTGGTTCATTGAGATATATTTCAAGCATATCTCGAGGCTCCCAATCAATGTTTTCATTTTCTAGTTCATTCATAACTAGTTTATTTATTCTTTTCCACCACTCTGATATAGGTCCCTTAACTCTTTTAATTGATCTTCATTGAACAGGGGATAAACTTCTCTAGCCCTAACACTGCTATAATCGTAATGCTTTTTAATCAACTCGATATCATCATCATCAGTCATTGCTTTAAACCACTTGCTGAATCTTTTCCTAGGTCTAATAGTGTTCTTTAGGAAATCGTATTGCATTCTAGGTGGTAAATGATGCCTCATATTCATTTCATTTGCCAGGCAAACTGTATCATTAAAGTATGAGAATCCTCGATTTATCATATAAGAAGCATATACCTTTTCTGGATTTGAGGGGTCTAGTGAGGTTTCATCATTATATGCACACACCCCCTTTAAGATATCTTTTGATTTCTTACCCCCGTTTATATTGGATATGATATCAAATAGATTTAGTTTTTCTGTAGTCTTCATTTATATATGTTTTGTAGGAGTGGCAGTTATGACAAAGTGTTTGCAGGTTCTTCTCATCATTATTTGAGTTGTTACCATCTATATGATCTACCCCAAGTTGACCTTCGTATCGTATTTTATACCTGCATTTAAAACCAAGTCTACCATCGCAATTCTCACAATAAGTCTTTCTGAATACAACGTGCCATCCTTTTGTTTTATATTTCGCTTTGCAATGTATGGTGCAAAACTTACCCCTGCATGGAGTTCCATCTTTAAGTTTATAACCAGTTTTTTGACCTAGTCGGTGGCAATCCCTTACCTCGCATTTTCTATTGTTGTGGTCAATTGGCATATTAACTCCACTTTATGTTAGCCATCAACTCAACAAAACATGCACATAAATTTAACTCTTTATCAGCTACCATAGCATCTTTGTATGAATAGTCAGCTAAGATTAGAACTGCAGCTGGAATACTTTCAGGTTCAGCACTTTCAGAAATTTTATCGTATATCTTTCTGTAGATAACAGAACTATCAAGTGATACATTATTAGCAACCCAGATCCTCATCTTTTTGAAGTTCTTATCTTTACAATAATCGATGACTTCTTTTATGTTATCATCAGAACTACCAACAAGTATGCTAGTAGGAATTTCACCTAAACTAGCATACCGCTGGCATTCACTCAACACTCTTCTCCAATCTGGGGCGTGCCTAATGATTAGTTCTGCGATAGTCTTTTTATCATATGAAACATTTTCTTCAGTCAGAATATACTCAACTCTATTCATGAATTGACCTGCTAATCCAGCAAGCTGTTTCTTTGTAGTGTTGAATTCGATAACAGAACATCTTGAATGTAGTGGATCGATTATTCTATTCTTGAAGTTGCAGGTCAAGATAAACCTACAGTTACTACTAAACTCTTCGATAAAACCACGTAGAGCTGGTTGTGTACTTTGAGCTTGCAAGTAATCTGCCTCATCCAAGATGACAACTTTTATACCTCCAGTGAGGCTGACAGTTGATGCGAATTGCTTTATCTTATTCCTAAGTGTATCAATACCACTCTCTTCAGATCCATTGATGATTATCCAATCCAATTTCAATTGATTACATAATGCTTTAGCTACTGTAGTTTTACCTAATCCAGCAGATCCAGCTAGTATCATATTCGGGACATCACCACTCTTAACGAAGCCATTAAAGACTCCCTTGAGATCTTTCGGTAAGATGCAATCATCGATGTTTTTTGGTCTATACTTTTCGACCCACAATGTTTCAATCATAATATATTTTGTTTTTTATTTTACTGAAATAGAACTATAGAGTTCCTCAATAAAATCATTTTCACTTTTAATTTCAGCTGCATTTTTCTTGTGATAGATCTTTGCAACTTTTCTAATTATAGGTTTAGGAATATCAAGGGAGTCAGAAACTTCCTTAATAATCTCATTGGCTTGCAATCGAGAATCTGAAATCAAATCGTATTCTTTGCACAGCTCCTTCATTGCGTTAACAAAGGTGTTGTGGTCTTCTTCTTTTTCGAATTCCATATTACAGATCTAATTCTTCTTGACCATCCTCAGACTCTTCACTCTCAGTAGTAGCAGGTGCAGGTGCAGGTGCAGGTGGAAGATGCTTCTTCAACTCAGTGTATAGACTACCGATAGTGCTAAACTCATTAGGTTGAAATGCACCACGGAGTGATGCAAGATCAATAATCTCACACATTAACTTTACTCCTACGAGTGAAACTACAATCGAAGGCTGATTCTCAGCGGGTGTTTCTGCATCTTGATCCAGTTGCATTTCTGCACCTTCTTGAATTTCTTCAGCTTCAATTACTTCTTTTTCTTTTTTCATATTTTTATTTTGTTTATCCAAATGTTGATGTTTTTTCTAGGGCGATGTAGTATTCGATTTCACTATCTGACACTTTAGACCAGTTTGAAATCAACTTAGAGCTGATCTTAACTTTGTAGTCACCTCCAATGAGCTTGAAGTTTGAAATCAAGAATTGGAAATCGAAATCTTGCTTGCAATCATTATCCTCATCAAGGGTAATGTTGTAAGTATTTGCAGTTGGGTTGTTAGGGTCATTTACAACTAGTTCTACTTTACCACCTGAGCCTTTGAGACTTACAATGGAATGGTTCAATACACTAGATGCTTTCCTAATTTGATTTATAACTTCTCCACTGATCAATACTTCAACATCAGCATCAGGCATGTTAAGCTTTTGGGTTGGAGATGTTAGGATACTCTCATCAGCGAATCTATAAACTGCATTACAGTTTGCACCCTTTAAGGTTACACTGTTTTCACTGAAATCCAAGTCAGGTTCGTCAACTAAGTTTAGAACATTAATGAATTCATTGAGATCGTAAATGCCAAAGTCTGATTCGAATGTCTCTTCCACTTTAGCAATAGCTAGAATATTCTTAGCTTCTGAAATAGTATTGATCACATTCCCTTTCTTAACGACTAGGTTCGGGTTGATAGTTGAGAAGTTACTGAGAACTTCAATTGTTTCTTTTGATAATTTCGACATAATTTATTATACTATATATGTGATGTTTTGTAAATAAAAATAGTGGGGGTGTGAACACCACGAACACACCCCCACTTCACTTTGTTAGCGAGTCTTCTTAGAAGACAGAGAGTAACGCTTAACAGTTTTTCCACCACGAACCTCATAGAGATCTTGAGTGATAGGAAGTTTATGTTGCTGACGAAGTCGGTTCACTACTCGGCGTGGGTCAGCAATCCCTGCTTGCATTGCATCATCAACTGAGAATTGATATCCAGCTGAAAGCATATTAGTAATTGCAAGTGGTTGGCTGTTGCGCTTAACTTGAGTTCGGAACTTTGCGATTTCTTTTTTAGTCATAATATTTACTTTATTTTTTATTATTGTTTTGATATCTGTTTTTTTAGTGGGCAACAGATGAACCACCTTGTTCAGTGTGAACCCCATCACTGGAGTCACTTAAATCGTTTGAAACTTCACCATCGAGCTTGGTATAAAGATCAAGAAATGCTTCTCGGGTTTCGTCTTCGAATCGAGTGATGCACATTTTAATTGCAGTGAGCCTATCACCGAAGATTCCATAGGCTTTTACGATGTGGCATAGACGACGGGTGCTTACAACTTCATCAACACCATCAGCATCGTATGTCTTTCTGATGATAGAACTCCATCCTACGAGCTTCTCAACAAACTCATCATCTTTGATTTCGAGGCTTTCCATTACTTTAGTAATGATCTTTTTCTCGACATTGAAATCTGGGTAAGGCTGGTCAATTGAAGCAACAAACCTTTCAATGAATGCATCATCGATAATTTGAGCTGCTGAATATCTTCCATCCTCAGAACCCCGACCCTTGCTATTTGCAGTAGCAATTACATTGAATCCAGGTGCAGGGAATGAAGTCTCTCCAGTCTTCTTGATTAGAACTGGCTTTCCTTCTAGAACTCCTTGCAGGCACATAATCTTATTAGTCCCACGATCTAGCTCATCAATAAGGAGGATACATCCTTCTTCCATTGCAGTGATAACTGGGCCCTTGTGGAAAATAGTCTCTCCATTTACGAGTCGAAAACCACCGATCAAATCATCTTCATCAGTCTCAGGTGTAATCTGTACACGGACGTATTCACGCTTGGCGTTAGCGCAAGCTTGCTCGACCATCATAGTCTTACCGTTACCAGACAAGCCAGCTACAAACATCGGGAAGAACATACGTGATTCGATGATCTTCTTAACGTCAGAGAAGTAACCCCACTTGACAAACTCGGCTTCTTTCTGCGGAATGAAAACTTCGCTATTCACTGTTGATTGGACCTGCTTAGTTGCTTGCTGTACTACGTTAGCAATAGGGTTAGGCTGTGACATGGGAATAATTTTTGCAGTGCCTAGAGACATCTTATAGACGCCGTAGCCACCCTTCTCACACTTCTTCATGAGACCTGTCGCAGTACCACGCTTGGCACCGACTGTCTCAGCAAAAGCATACATGTCTTGGCGATTAAAGCTTTCTACACCAGGGTTGGCATTAGCGAAAGCGGTGAAAAGTTCTGTTTGATTCATTGTATTCATAATATATATCTCTCTCTTTTTTGAACTTACTTGTACATTCTAAACGAATCACAAGGGATTGTCAAGGGTTTATGCAACTATTTCTGCAAATTTTTGGGTAATTACCCGACTTTTTTTCTTTGACCCATTAGACTGCCCAAACGCTTTTGCGATTTTCTTTGCAGTCATATCACTTGATACTGTTAATTCATCGATCTCACCTTGCATATTTGCGTCATCTGAACGCAGAATGAAGCGGCGATCATAGCCCAAGTTGTTATCAAAGATAGCACAACCTTTCTGACGGAGATCACGCTTTGCGGCGCTAGTCTCTTTTTTGTAGTTATCGTTCCAACCGTTTGTAGTCACTGCTTGGCGAACTGCACCGTTTACCTCACGACCACTTTCACAAACAAAGTAGTTGAGTGTTTTACAGCCCATATTACCAATCTCTTTCACAAGAGTAGCGGTCTCATTACGACCATTCATCTTAACGATCTTGCCGTTGATCTCAACACTATAAGAACGAGTGTATGAGCGTCTAGCGGTATAATCATCACCACGGTTAACGTGGAACCAATTGCTATCACCATCAGTCAGAGAAACAAAGTTCATCTTCTGGAATGAATGCTTTTGACGGAATGCTTTAATCTTGTATTGCATTGCCATCAGAGCGGCGTTCAAAGGTGTGTTACCCAGAGCCTCATACTCAGAACGAGCCATACCGTAAGGACCATTTGCTTGCCAGAACATCATTTTGAAAGCTTCTTCATAATCACGCTTTGGCATAGTAGAACTAAACAGTTCAATCAGACCAAGTTCATGGCTATCAAAGTTTGTCATAGTTGGCTTCACTGCTAACTTGGCTTCTTCAATAGCTTTCCAACCATCGCCGCCACCAGTTGAGGTGAAGGCATAAACTTCGAAAGGAATACCAACTCGCTTGCAAAACATTAACAAGGCAAGTAGCTGACGGATAACAGCAGGCAATGCACGATGCATCGACCCAGAGTAATCAATCAACATCATCATACCATGCGATTGAGCATCGGCTAATTGTTGAACTTGCTTAAACAGGTGATCATCGTACTTGAAGCGGTGAAGCTTATTAACGTCAAGTGTACCTTTAGTAGAAGTACGGGCACGGGCAGAACGATAAGCCGCTTTACGCATCTCAAACTCTTTGACCATCAAGTTTACAACTTGCTTAGTCTCACGAAGGAAGTTAGCGTAATCTTGCTCTTTAAAATGGTAGGAGCTGTCATCTAGACCACGATCTTTCATTTCTTTAAGAACACGCTCTACAACATCACGGCGACCTTGCGCAATGAGATTGTAAGGCACTGTAGAGGCATCTGACTGCTCTTTAGTCAAACCTTTTACATAAACAGTGTCACTAGTATCAAGTAGCTCAGACTGCTTAGAGTTGAAGTTGACATCGGTCATTGCTTCATCAGTGCTAGAACCAGCTTCAGGCTGAGGTGCTGACTCTTCAGAAG